ACTATACTAGACTTATCAAATAAATCAAGCAATGGCCATATGGCGGGAGGGTAAAATGATGAAGCATGGAAAAATTTTATATGGAAGATACAGAGTATATGTTGGCAAAGAACTTATGAGTATTGAAACAAGTTGGGGTTATCCATACACACTTTATAAGGAGTATAATGGAACAAGATACTTTGCTGATGGTTCTGAGGGTTTTAATGAAGTTGAGGAAATCAATGCATCAAGTGATCAGGAAGCTATTGAGTTATTTAAAGAGATTATGAGATTAAAAGAGGATGAACAGGAGGAGCAGTAAATGAGAGTAAACCCATATTACAATAACGACACAATGAATCTCAAACAGCTTGCTAAAGATCTTGAAAAGCAAGGTTATATATGTGAATTATCCGAAGACGGTAGCCCAGCGGATGCCGGGCTACCTCTCTTTACATTGTAATCGAACCTCTGTGAATCTGTACCTGTGTGACATTTGTCAAAGTCCGGTAGTTGTGCTTATCGTTTGATATATCAAATAAGCTCAAATAAATATGTCTTCCTCGGAAATTAAACTGTGCGGGGATGTGATAAAATTCACTTCCGGATTTAATAATCACAGTCGTTGGATAGCATGTATACCCGTTGTGATCTCCAATAAAGGACGTTGAGAAAATCCGTCCCAAACGGTACTCAGTGCCATCACATGTAAGTGTTCCGCTGTTTGGGAAACAAACATAGTTACCCCAGATCAGAGTACTTGTATTTTCATTGTATGAGCTGACAAATGCCCAACTTGATCCCGGAGTAGCTGTAAAGTCACCAGCTTCAAAGTTTGCGGTAACCTCATAAAATGACGGACTGCATGATCCTGTTTCAACAGCGGTAGCAAGATAAGTAGCAAGCCGTTCCTGTCCGGTTGTGTTTGGATGGAATCCATCAGAACCAAGGAACCCGTCAGCATGTAAAATATAATCGGAACCCGTCAGATACCGCCAATTTTTTCGCTGAGTGTTATAGACAGATTTTGCAATCTTGAGCCTATTCTGTACATTTGGGTCATCCGTCCGATCTACTGACCATGCAACCATAGCGGCAAATACTTTTGCATTCGGGAATCTTACCTCTGCTGCTCCCATAAAAGCATTGATTGCATTTTCAATTTCTGAGTAGGTTCCGAACTCATTAAATCCACCTACGACAAGGATCTGTTTGACCTCATCAGATGCTGGCACGGCATTTAAAAGCATAATGAATGAATTAGCAGCTGTTGAGAAAGAAGCACCTCCATTTGCGGAAATGGTTACATTTTCAAGCCCTGTGTACTTGATAAAGTTAGTAGTCCAAGGCGTTACATTCCCATCTGGTGTATAACCAACGGTGTAGCTGTCTCCGATGATGATGGTTTTCCCGGAATGATCAAAAAGTCCTTCTCTTTTCTGTAACTTTGTGATTTCAGCTGTATTTGTTCCTACTTGCTCTTTTAATGGTTCAATCTGTTCGTTGATTACTTTTGCAGTAGCATCATTTACTACTTTTCCGATCTCTCCATCATCCAGACTTTTCTGAATTGCATCATCAATCATGGTTTGCGCAGTATCTTTTATATGTGTCCATTCCTCATGATCTTTGTCAGCCTGTTTGCCAACTTTAAGCAACCAGTCTAAGTTCATGTCATGTGATCCACTATGTGGGTATCTGAAAACCATAATTTATTCCTCCTTAATAAGTTAATAAAAGCAGATCCTGTGCAAAAAGACCTGTGCAATAATCAATAAAGCTTTGCTTTCTCAGATCAAGTTCCCACTGAATCATACGCTGAGAAGTAGTAAGGCCAATGTTGCCATGAATACGTCCGGAGTGCTTATTCTGTCCTGTCTCTCTGCTTGTTTCACCCTTTCCATATTCAAACGTGTTTTTATTTTCACCGGAGCTTTGCACCGTTGTGCTACCGCCGTACTCTGTAGTTGTTTTTTCGTTTGGGCTGTAGCTTGCGTCATTAAAAGCACTGACTTCATTGGTAGCTGTGTCTGCCCCGGAGTTGGTCGTAGTGGTTCCCTGTCCTGCTTCTGCCCTGTTTACATCCTGCCCGGAGCTTTGACTTGTCCGTGTCAGATCGGGGCTGTCTGTCCATTCTTCATGTCGTTCATAGTTTTCAATAGGTTCATAATTCGTTACTTCTAACACGTTATAAACCTTGTCAATGCTTCTTTTCCATTTCTTGCTCCATGCAGGAATAGCATTCTCATGCATGAAATCCCAGTCCGGATAAAGTGGTTCACAATCTCCATAGGAAAGAAGCAAGCTATCAATAAAATTTTGCCTGTCTGCTGTTTCTGGAAACTCCATCTTGTCAAACAGAGAGTTATTCCATTCATAAAGCCCTGCTATCGTTATCTTATAAAGTCCCATATGATTTCACCTCCGCAGTTTCATAGCTTCTGATCTTGATTGACAGATTCATCTCCGGATAAAGTCTGTTTGTCATGTCGACCCCTGCTTGCATGGTTTCAAGCCAAGTAGTTAACCGTGTCACAGATTCTACATCATTTTTGCTTGTCTCAAGCACATTCAGACGTTCTTTTTTATCGGATCCGACAGATGGGATCCCTACTTCTGTGTCGAACTGATCCAGAAGCTTTTCAAATACTTCAATCAGCTCCGGTGCAATAAAGTTATGCTTCAAATCTTTGTTGAATGACTCCCATGCATCCTGCTTGCTTCCTTGTCTGTCTTCTGTTTTGATTGATACGTTAAAAGCTTCAACTGGGTTACCTGCCTGGATGCTATTATAGATTTTTTTCAACGTCTGAGCTGCTGCCTTATTTTTTGCAGCTATCAGAAAAGCAAGTTTTGAATTAAAAACATTCATGTCAAAAGCAGATGCTAGAAGTGCCAGTTTGTAGCTGTAAAATCCGATTATATCTCCAATTCCGCAGAAAGTTGGTCTGAGATAGATGACAGAGCAGTCTTTCCCGATCTCCATGTCCTCCATGTCAATTGTAGCATTGCTTGCATACGTTTGTATAGTAGCTGTGGTTGGCTTAAAGTAAATGTTGTAACCTGTCAGCATAGGGTATTGGGCAATCAAGCCATAAAGATCTGTCTTTGTTATGCAAATATAGCCACCGAAAAGTAAGCAATATTTGAAATAGTCAATGTCAATAGTTCCATTGTATGTTATGTCAAGAATAGAACATACACGCTCGTAAAGCATCCGGTCAAACGTATCAGTATATAAACTGTCGACTTTTATTCCGGATGGTTGGAAGTAATTAGTGCATATGTTGATTTTATCAAAATTAACCGGTGTCCACATGTTTTTCTTTTCCTCCTCTATTCAAAGTAAAATCCGTTGTTTAAGTAACTATTCACCTGTTCTTGATCCCCCTCAAATCCTGCAATCTGTATAGATGCATTTCTGCATTTTACAAACCCACTCAATGCAGATATAGACCGGATAGTCCCATCTATATAACCCTCACTTGCTCCATCTGGATCTATGCTTGTGCAGGCGTAGCAAATACTGTTTCCATCCATGTTATTTAGTATGCTACCAATATTTCCAACAGTTCCTACCATGTTAGGCTCTGGTGAAGTCACGCTCTGAAAAGCACCTACCGTATTTGTGATAGCCGCAATAGGGTTACCGGAAGCAAGGCTTGTGCCAATGTCTATCAAGCTGGTAGTAAGATTGCCTATGTTTGCTGTAGCATATCCAATTTGTACCGGAACAGCAAGCTGACATTGAAAGTGTGCATATTCATCAGATCCGGAAGTGAGCCAAACATCAGCCATTCCAGAAACAGCATCAAAATTATAAGTGGCTTTTAGCTGACCCTTATTGGTCTTTGTCGGATTGATAGGAATAACCCCCACAAATGGTAGTTTTACAGTATACTTTGAAAAAGCGGCATTGTAAAATCTAAAATCACTATCAGGATATAAGGGGTTCCCAAGACTTAAATCGTAGGAAAAAGTACATGTTGCATCATTAATTAGTGCTGCAGTTACATTGCTGTCCCAGTAGCCAAGCTTGATGGTATCAGCAATGTTTAGAAACGAACTTAACCGGAATGGCAGCCATTTTAAATCCACAATATACTGAAATGGATTAAAAAGCAAACGTGTAAGTGCTGAGTCAATCACGTCTGGAATGGATCCGTAAGTATACATAAATTCCATTAGATCATCTAATTGGCTTCCTGTGACATAATAAGTGGTTATCCCCTCTACTGAAATAGTCCGCAGCAGATAGTTTCTAGCATATCCATTCACAAATGTATTTATCGGCTGTCCGACTATCGTAGACTGACTGACCCAGTCATTTGTAGGAATGTACATGCTATCGTTTGCAAACGTAGTCTGCTTAGCAGATCGCTCAATAAAGCATGTATAGTTACTGATCTCTGTCCGGTACGTTGCTAGCACGTCCTCACTCGCTGAGATCTCAACCATGTCATTATTTAATGATACCGTTGAGCTGATAAAATAGTAATGGTCAGCCCATTTCAAATAGTTGTATTGCAATGCATTATCTAATGATAATTTTAATTTGAACACCGGATTTTGAAAGGTTGTATTTGATTTTAAAAGACAGGGAACTGTAGTTCCCTGTTTTGTTGGTCTTTTTGTACTATTTTTTCGTTTGGAAAAATGAAATAAGATAATCTCTGTCATTTTAAGTAAATATCCCCTTTTGCTGTGATGGCGCAAATCCAGCCAGATGGAATCCTAACCCACGTTGCTTCAGTCTCATCTTTTTTGATATCTTTTACAGTGACTACGGTTCCTTTTTTCAAGCATCCGTCAGAATAGGCATGTTTCATGCCATCCCTTGTCAGCTGTGCATATTCTTTGATCTGACCCCATATGCTGTAGCGTACATGTAAGTGATCTACGACAGTGGTATAAGTATGACCTATTTCATAAGATGGAGGTTTTGTATCCCATACCCTGCGGATGCAAGATAAGTCAGACCTACGACTTACAAGGCTTTTGACTACCCCAACCCCAGGATTGTATGAGCTGTTTTTTCTCCCACCTCTACTCTCGATCATATAGCCGTAGCCAATAAAAATAGCACAGTGAGTTACCGGAGTACCGAAAAAAAGAAAATCACCTACTTTCTGCTTTCCAATTGGAATATTTTCCCCAAGCTTGGAATAGCTGGAAGCCGTCAGTCTTCCAACATTTGACCCCGCTTTTTTCTGGATCCAATAAAGCAATCCGGAACAATCAAGTCCCTGTGTAGGGCTCGAACCACCCCACACATATCTAACCCCAAGTAATTCCTTTGCATTTTTGACAAGTTCATTCGCTGTCATGTTTACACCTACTTTCCTAAGTGTTCAATTAATGAGTTCATTTTTTCAACCGCAAGCGTGTTGTTTTTTATAACTTCAGAAAGTGTGTCAACTTCGTTTTTGTGTTCCTCGTTGAGTTTGTCAACTCTCTGATTGGTCTGATCGTACATGTATTTGACAAAGTAAGCCATGACGCAACAGCATACGATTGGAAATGCATAGTTTCCTAAAATAGTTAAGAATGTGTCCATCATATTTTAACCTCCGTAAAATAATTCTCATTAATTTGTGTGCTGGGCACTGTATCATTGTTTGTGTTATTTATGAGTTTAAAGTGTGATGCATCACCGAAACAGATTTAAAAGGAAATGAAACTACTATTGAACCACCAGCAGGTACCTTTATGTTTGTTGTTAACATTATACCCCCTCCCCCAGCACGTAAAGAATTGCATTGTGAGTAAAGTTGTTCCAAGCGTTGAAACGATAGTGGTCAAAGATATTGTAATATCCTCCGGCCGCATTGAATGGTGTAGCAGCAGAATACATCCACTGATTATTAACTCCCATCGCTCTACGATCATAAAGAAGACCAAGTACATAAGGCAGGCTTACCGCTGTAGTGGCTGTCTTTGAAACTCCGTCAGCATCAATTAAGTTAGGTGTAATGTTGATAGCCGGGCTGTCGAACTCCTGCCAGCCGTTTACCAACTCTTTGTCAGCGATTTTAAGCTGCTCATCACTAAATACTGTTGGGAATACCTGTGTTTCAGAATCAATCCAGAAATCTGTGTACATGAGCAGTTTCTGATTCTCTGGTCGTGTAAATCTCAAGATATCTTTACCAGTGAGATTCATATGATACTTTGTGGTTCTGTCCTGCATTTTTTTCGAATCTTTTTTGATTCTTGCAACCACAAAAGCCATGAAGTCTCTGTGATGCTCCGGGCTTAACAGCTGCTTTCTTGTCAGTTCTGTACCATAGGCTGTGTTATACTCTTTTACTAAATCCACCTCATTTGTTCCCAGTGAGGAAATTCCGGCCATAAAGTTAAGCACCGTCAGTCTGCGCTTTGCTTCATTTCTGGATTCAATGTCATTATAGTAAGCAGTCATATAGCTACTTACAAACATCAGAAACTCTGCTTCATTGGAAAAAGCTAATGCCAGCTGATCACGGAAACGCGTGACATGCGATTGTAACACTTTACTGCCATAGAATTTCAGCTCCACTACTTTTGGTGCATTGATTTTGTACATATCGACCGACTGACCATCGGCAAGCTGGTTTTCGTTCAGATCTGTATTCCAATCCTGGGATGCTTCTGCATCCAGCGGAAGTGAAATGATCTCACGTGTGATAGCTCCCCAGCGTTCGTTATTCTCAATGATTGACCGGAATACTCCAGATCTGTATTTTTCCATTTCAAAATAGGTACGTCCGCACCACTGACTGAGTGCTTTCAGTGTAGGCTCTACACCTGTCCGCAGCATTGTTTCACCAACTGCTACAAAAGAGCTTGTATCTACTGCTTTGATATTCTCCCGTCCGGTAGCCATCTTGTAAAGATCATTAATGATCAAATAAGCATCCTGGACTACTAAACTGTTTGCCATTTTATTACCTCCTTAATTCATAAGTTTCATAAGATCCTCTGCCACATTGTCGGAAGTACGCTGAGTAGTTCCAGTTTTTCCGGATGCAGACAGGTTCCCTGCATGTAAAGTGGCAGTCAATGTATTGATGGCTGTCAGCAGAGCGGCATTAGTTGCATCCTGTCCTGTCTGTGCTGTCAGATTCAGTGGAGTATTTGCAACCTGCTCCCCCAGATTCTGAATCTGTTCTGTACCCTGTGGGCTTGTGATCTGATTAAGCCCAGTCATGTTCTGTGCGTTCACAATTCCCATGATCTCATTTTTTGTAAACCCAAGTTTACCAAGTTCTAAAATCTGATCAATTTTCATTTTATCTCCTTTTCTGCCGGAAGCAATAATTAAAATAGGTCAACGCTTACGGGTAATCATCCCTAAGCATCCGCTTCCGGCGGTTGATTTAGCTACGTTGACCTATTTAAAATATAAAGCTATTTGAATAAATTGTCAATATAGAATTTTACCGAAATATTCTGATAGCTGATTCTATTTGTCAGACGATAGCTGTCAATCCAGCTATAAAAGCACCTAAATTGATCTTTTCCATGTTGAGTATCTTCAAATACGTCTTTGCATGAGCCCGATATATGACCTGAAACATACAAGTGTGCTTTTGACTTGTGTTCGTAAATAGCGACTTTTCCAATCACACAAATTAGCTTGTATTGCCGGATGTCCTCTGATCTTATAGCTGATAGATCATCATATGCAAACTCGTTTGACAATGCCATCTTTGCAAACTCTGTATCGCCCGATAATGCACGATATAAAGCAGTATCTTTTTTCTTTTCTGAAATCGGGGATTCATTGATTAAAACTAAAATGATACCACGTTCTTTTAACATGGAAAACTCCTGCTTGTTCTTTTTCATTCGTTCCAAGATTGGCAGCAATCCAAAAGCCTGTACAATCGGGTTGTCCAGTGTGTTCGAATTGGAAGCAAGCCACCACCGGAACGGCTTCTTTCCCTGCAACTCCCTATTTGCAGAGATAGTTTCAACAGCGTTCAAAAAAGCATCATCCTCCCCACTGATTGACTTGGCAATCTTTTCCGGGATAAACTCATCATAAATTCCTTCCGAAAAATCAGATCCAGAGAAACCGCGGTTGTTATGCATTGAGGTAAGACAAAACGCCTCACCTCTATAAACTTCTTCATCCTCTGTTTGCTCCATGATTTTAATACGTCCGTATTCTCCTCTGGGTTTTTCGAAATGAAAAAATCTGTTCATATCTTTGTTTATGTCCAGCCATGGATCAAACTCCGGAACAAATACTTTTGTCAGCTGTTCCTTTGTACGTCTCATGTAGATGATCTTCTCATTTTTGGAAAAAACATCATTAATGAAGTGTCGGAAAATACCATATGTTTTTCCGGTTCTACGTGCTCCAATAATGAATATGAAGTTAATTTTATTTTTATCGGCAAGCCGGACGATCCTTGGAACGTCCAGCCAACCATTTCTATCGTAGATATTCATTACTCAAATCCGCCTCCTGAGGATGCAGGCTGTG